TACGTTCGCATTTAAGTATAAATGCCTCTTACGTTCGCATTTAAAGGTTTAGTGTCTTTTTTCCACCTACAGAAGACCCAGCTTTGCGTCCTCTAGTCGGTTTGCGAGAGACACCACCTAGGTCAGCGGCGTCTTCAATTATAGAGGTAATCTCATCGTCAGAGATAGATAGTGTTTCTACGCGGTTATTTACCATGGTCGGAGTGAGCTGGATATCGTTGGAGATATCGTCAATGCTGGGGCCACGCATTTTTTGTTGTTGTTGTGGGTGATTTAGCGTAGAGGACATGGGAGGGGGCATATCCCGAGAGAAGTTGCCCATCATACCACCGCCACCTCCACCGAGTAGCCCACCGAGCATGCTAAAGAGACCTCCACCCATGGGGTTTTGTGCCGCTTGCGGTGGGGGTGCAACGGGTTTCGCTTGGGGCATCTGCATTCCGGTGTATTGTTGAGCCGCCGCCTGTTGGAATTGTTTCATCAGACCCGGGTTTGAACGAAGCACCTCTTCCACTTGCGGTAGAGGCTGTTGCTTGAACATGCTACTGGTCAAATGGAACATAAAGGCGCTACCAGACAGGCTCATTAGCAGACGCAACTCGGGTGCCATTTTCCGTCCAGAAGACTTATATTTATCATGGAGTTCCTCAAAGATATCGTCATAGTCGTTAAGGTCCTCTTGTAGCTGTTCAGACCAGCCATCCAGCTTGAGCTCAAAGGGGTCAAAACGAGTGTTTAGGAACTCAATACCTGTGACCATAGCCATCAGCATTTTACGTTGGAAGCGCACACTGGCATCCACTTCCTTTTCACGCAGAATACGATGGTATTCCACACGCATTTCCTCTAGATCAGACTGCATAGAGAACTTACGAGGCAGACGATAACCCTTGGACTCTAGACGGTCCATTTGATACAGAATTTCTTTTTTCTCATGCATATCTTTTTCAATACGAGAACGCTCTGCATTTACCCGTTGGCCAAACACATCTGCTCCATCACGACCTCCGTTACCACCACCGGCGCCACTGCCACTGTCCATAGATTCAGTGCTATCATCGGTAGAGGTGCCAGATTCACTGGAGTAATCCACTTCAGAGCTCTCGCGACTGGAAGAGGCAGACGACATAGACAGCACATCGTTGCTGACCTTACGCCGGTTAATTAGCAGATCTGTGCCCAGGGAAGGACCCGAGAGCCCAGAGGGTGGCGAATTATACATAGGTTTTGATATATCAAACGAGGGACGCATCAGGGTAGAATCATCAACTTCAATAATATTGTCTTCTCCAAACGAGCGCAACATTCGTAACTTTATAAAAAAGAGGAATTGTTTTTAAGTAATGCAAACGCGGGGATTTTTTATGACATAAAGATACAAGGGTTTATCTGTATAATGCTTCTATCCATTGATGTGGGGATTAAAAACCTTGCCATTTGTGGTTTAAAAACGGCAACGGCGACAACACCACCCACCATTACTCTCTGGAAAATCATTAATTTAACGTATGGAACGGACCCTTGTTCGTCCCTGATCAAAGCGTTGGATGAACTGACGGATTCTGTCCAGGATGCCACCATTGTCATTGAGCGGCAAATGACACGAAAAATGTGTGCCATCCAGTGTTATTTAGAAATGTATTATCGTTTAAAAAATCATGCCGTTATCATATACAGTCCGAAATATAAGTTGGCCGGGACAGGAAAAGAATACAGTGGTGCTGGAAAAGGTCTTTATCATGCCCGGAAAAGAGCGTCGGTGCAATTGTCTCAAGCATGGTTGCTCGCCCACCCACAAGAGGAATGGGTGACTACACTATGGAAAAATACGAAGAAAAAGGACGACCTTTCTGATACGTTAATGATGGCATTGGCCTACCAGGACAATCCCCAAGCGGATGTAGCGAAACAGCCCCTAAAGAAGATCTGTGCTCGGAAGCCAACGGCTGCCCAGGAAAAACGAGGTAAATACACGAAAAGTAGTATTAAATACTTACTCCAACAGATGCCTGCCGAAAACCGGACAGAGGCGAGCATGCCTAAGAAACTCCTCCAATCTATCCATATCTTCTGGCCAGATGTAGCTACATGTTTGGTAGAAATAGGATGTATTTAAGAATATAGAATATAGATATAAATAAAGATAATCAATGGTATTACATTATTCATCTCTATTGTTTGGAATAGTATCCGCTGCAGGGCAGGGCACATGGATCTGTCCAGCCTTTACAACACTCATGGGTTTATCCATTATTAATCATAGTGTATGTAAGCCAAATACTTTGGAAAAGCGCATCGTTCGTGGTATTGATATGACATTGGCACATGTGATATATGCTGTTGCGATTAAAGAGGCGTTTCGTCTCAGTAAGAAAAACTCATATGACTTGCGTCTCCTTGGCTTTTGGAAATCCTCGGCCTATACCATTCTGGCATGGCTCTCTGGTATCACTCGGATACCAGGCATATATGGTGAGATTGCCCATGCATCTATCCATCTCTCAGGTTCTATCGGGATGCTTCTCCTCATGCGTGCAGGTGGCTGGCGAGGACAGCTCCCTTAGCGCATCACTGACAAGCAGTGCCGCTCCCGCTCCCGCTACCGGTGTTACCACCGCCGCTACCGGTGTTTTTCTGCCTTCTTCCAGGTCGCTTCTTGTAGCTGTTTGATAACGTTGGGTGTAAATACTTTTAAATTATTTTTTATGATTAACTTTACCAGATAGGGAAAGAAAACATCCTTTAGATAGATACGATTACCTTCTGTAATGGAACGACATTTAAGTGCCAACCATTCATACTTTTTAAACATAATATGATTAATGTCGCTACTTGTAAAGAAGGGACAGAGCATCCCTGAGTTGGTTAGGGAAAGGATATAGTTACGCACCGTAGGATGCTTCAAGTAGCTTACAGGGATATCCTCTAGCAGATTTTCAAAGACTGTATAATTATAATCTGGACATAATAATAGCTTACCCGCAGCGTCGTTATATACCGAGTTATTGTCAATAATCATGACCCTGTTCTCATAGATCTCCTCTTTATCTGCCTTGGTAAAAGCCGGGTTCTTTCCCAGCGACCGAATCATGCGAGGGAAAATACTTTCCAATGATTTCCGATAATTGCCACCAATGTCAGATACACATTCGTCCCGTGTAAAAATCGGTCGCTGAAACTTAAACCCATGTGCTTTCTCCACCCATTGAATCTCTTTATATGCCCAATTCTTTTCACTGGCAGTATAAACGAAGAAATATATATTATTATTAAAGTATTGGGTCAGTTCCGTAATAAAATTGGCAAACCCAGGTCGTATTAGATTTTGTGTAGGTAGGAAGGCTTTTGGGACCTTGGCATCGGCCTTTACCTTTAGACCAAACTTTTTAAAATTCTGAGCCATAGAGTATTTCTGCGACTGGAAATCCACACGGCCAGCAATCGTGCCATCCCAATCCAATACAATAATATAGGGTAATGGAGACGCAGCCATTCTTACCTTATAAATATAAAAATAAATCTATTGCTTTAGCAACTGTCTGGTTTTCCGTAATTCTTTTTTAAAACCCCCTGAGATGGGTGGTGCCATCTGAGATAAATCCTGTAGAAGCGCTTCTAGATCTTGGATTACTTCCGCTGCGCCACCACCCTCACCACCTATTTTTCTTATATGTAGCGATGTTGTCGTTGCTTCCCAATCCTCATACATTTTAAACATAAATCCTTGAAATATAGCTAATTTCTTTATACGTTCTATATAAATATATACAGATTTAACCACACCTTTCTCGGTTACACTATATACCTCTTCAATCTCATCTATAATTTCATTCATTTCATCTGTTAAATTATCAAAGACAAGATTATTTTCGTATTTTCTTAGCTTACTAATATGCTTATGAATTAAATATTCCATTTCATTTATAAACATTACCCTCGTGATTAATTTAAAAAACTTATAGTCGTCTTCATCCTCATAATATGTCTTTATTTCTTCTGTATCAAATAACATCCTATTTTCCTTCGTAATCATTTGCTTCCATCTCTCAAGCCAATGTTGCTTTTCAAATAGATGGGTATATCTAGGCTCATTTGGAACACATATACAATCGTATATAGGATGGGTATCCAGTTTTAATGTATGTCTATCATTTGATTGATCCCACGTATAGTATTTTAGTCCTGGACCGAATAAGATTTCTTGTTCCGCTGGCAAAGCGCTATATTTATTAATTGCAATTAATTTATATTCCACGTTTGGTAATAAATGCAATCGGAATGTTCTACCTGGAGGCTTTCCTTCTTTATTTTCTATAGCATGCGTATGATTAATAGATACCATTAGGTCAATCGTTGCTGATGTAAAACCTTTATCTATGAGGTGTCCCTCTTTTATTAATTTCTTCGCATTCGCATCATTGATTTGTCTATATAATATCAAATGCTCTTTGGATACAAAGGGAGGCATTGTATTAAATACATTTAATAGTGTTTTATTGTATTCTTTATTTAAAGAGTTTCTTAGTCTCATGTGAGAAATATTATACGTGTTTTTATACATATTCCACATATATCCCCATTTTGACCGTAGGCGCTGATTCATTTCAGAAAAAGAATCTCCTGTATAGGATGCAATCGCACTCTTAAACATATCTAAAGAAACTCCTAACTTGTGTTCAACAGTCTCTCTATGTTTCGCAAAAATCTCATCTATCGTATTATACATCTTTATTATTAATGTATATTATTTTAGCAGGCACGTAACCAACTACGTATAATGATTATAATCGTTTTTATATCCTCTGCTTCACCAATTTGAATTGACATTCGCTGTGTTTCTTTAAGTAATCTAGGATTAGGGCATTCGTGATACATCATATCCCATATATATCCTAATTGTGTGCCAAGTAACCACGGGGCAATATCGCCATTTGGTCGTAGCTCACTCCTAGAGAAATCAGTTAAAACAGGTCTTACTCCAGCGGAGTTCTTTAATGTCCATTTTATGTTAAACGCTTTATAAACCAGTTGTGTATCATCCGTATTATCCAATAGAACATTTCCATAGTGCCAATCTCCGTATAGAAACCCATATGTATCATACCATTCCATTGCAGAAAAACAAAGCTGTTGTGTAATACTTATCCATAATTCTAGAGGCCATGATTTGCCAAGATTACTAATACTCCCTCTTTCTATAAATTCTTGCACAACAATCGTTGTATCAATATCATTTGACATACATATAGGTTGTGGTGCCTGAATTCTTCTGCGCCAACGTATAGGATTATCTTTGCAAGAAAATGTGCATATACCTTGAACTATATTTGGATGAGGTTTAATGCGAAATAATCTTTGAATACGCTCTTCCTGTATGGCCGGTCGCCCTGATTTCATAAGTTTTATTACAACAGGTTTCATTATTAAATCTGATAGTCCAACATGTATAGACGATTCGTCAGCTGCATCTTCGCCAGATTGTAATGTTCTATTTATATTCCATACAGCATCTCCTGATACCATTGCATCACATGCATTACAAAATGTAGCTACATTTTTTAAACGTCCTCCTTTTTGCTTTGGAAGGTAGCGTAACTGCATCTTTATTATTGTATTCATCTTTATTTTTTATTAAGTGATTGGCGGGAGAACATAGATGCAACCGGTTTTCTTAGAACCCTCTATTCGCAATAGCATCTTTACTATTTCAAGTCTCTTAGTAAATTTTGGTATAAACGTTCTTCGTTGTCCATATTTATATTATCTATATGGGGCCTGTAATCCAAGGATTTTTGCATAATCAAATCCATCCATATCTGGAAATTTATAGGCCCTTAATGCGACGAGCTCTATGTTACTTTCTGACGTATTACGATTGCTTCTAGTACTCGTAACTGTAGCCATTTTTTCTATTTCTATTTTTTCAATTAGTTTAGAGGTTTTATCCAATTCATGTTTAATGGATTTTGATAGTTCTACACCATCTGGTAAATTACTTAATAAAGCCTGTAATTCTTTAAGGTGATGGTTAATATCAATCTCTTTAGATGTAGTTTTATAACCACCATGCGTATAATTCAATGAACGTATATATTCCCGATCCGATATAGAAATCTCATAATGTGGGATATATGTTTTAGAAACCAAGAGCATCTCAAACAAACTATGGTCTTGATGTATATACATCCATGGAAGCAATGCCAAGAGGACCTTTCGTTCATTCATATTAAAGAATTTGGCTAATTCTAACATTAATTGGGTGCTACCAGAAACACCTGACAATATGTCTTTATGGTTTTTCTCTGCCAATTTATAGAATGGGCCGTTTTCCTTCACTTTATAGAGAGCCGAACCTGTAATCCAAGGCAGTTCTCCTATGTGACTGATTCCCCGTAGGCGAAATGCTGTGATTCCTCGCTGCACTAGGGTCGTATCTTGCAATACCGCTTTCTCTTTCTCAGACAGAGGTTCAATCAATGCATCTACAGATATATGACGCGGTTTATTTTGCGTGATGCGATCATGTTTATATATCTCTAAATCTGATCCTAGCATGGGTTTTGTAAAGTCGCGGAATATAGATGAGAGTTTCGGATCTGACAAATATTTATTTTTTAATAGCTCTCTATTTGCAACGTCATTCTCAGTATATTGAACGTTGTATGAATTTAATAACACTTTCATTTTCAAAGACATGGCGTTATGGTTAATAAGCGTAGGTAATTGGGCGGTGGGATTTCCAATATAGTAATGCCATAATAAACCCGAAAATTTCATAGCAAAACGATAAATGACTGTGAGTTTCTCACGCTGTGTCACAATCTCATTATTTAAATCAGAAGCGCTATCTATAGGGATATAACCGCAAATATTTATTGCATAAAACCAATGTGGTAATTCAAAGACCTCCTTGACAGGTATATTAAAATGTATTAGAAACTGCTGAATTTTATGAATCCATTCATTTAGCATTGCATTTACAGAATCGTCTGCAACAATATGTCTTAAGATATCTCTTACTTCAGAATCGTCTGGTGCAACACGGGTTATACTACCGGCCCCTCCACGATGATGTGTCGCCCCCACTGCCTTCATCCATTCGCCATATGCCAGAAACTTGCTCTTTGGCACAACGTTTTTTACAATAGATGCGTTTAACGCTTCTAAGTAATAGTGTAGTGTTCTCTTATATTGTGTGAATTCCGGATCTATAATAGAGGTGATTTTTAAATAGATTTTCTGGATCTCTGTGTTAATATCTGGAAAAGCGTTCTCATCGTTATACTCAGTGATTCGGCCAATATATCTTTGAATCAAATATTCTATTTCTTGAATAAACTTAAATATATATGAGTTTATATAATAATTATGTGTCGTCTCAGGAAAAACGAGCTGTTCTTTATTAATAGCTTTAAATACATAAGATTCTTCTAATGTAATCATATTCGTCCATTTCTGCAACCAGCCCTTTTTTTCTAAGAGGTCCGTATATCTTTTTTCATTTGGAATAAGAATAAAATCACGAATAGATTCTCCATCGTTATTTACACGGAGACTATAATCTACGTAATGCTTACAGAGATAATACTTCACATGTGGTGCAAATAAAATTTCATCTTCTTCTGGAACTAAACTTATTTTATCAATGGGACATAGCTTATATTCTATTCCAGGCAATAAATGTATGCGTAAAGGAGTATACATATCTTCAGCGTCATTAACCATAATCTTTTGCAGAGTATTTAATACATTGGTAGATATAGACGTAAAGGCGTCGTCTTTAAATAGCTCCTTATTTTTATTTAATATGGATGTCTGGATATATCTATACAGTATTAGATGGCTGGTAGGAATAAAGGGTGGGAGTTCTTTAAAAAAAGCTTTTAAACTTTTATTAAATGTTCTGGTCTCTTTGAATGCAGTGACTGTATCTGGTAGAGATTTTAGATTTTTATAAGTAGATAATAAATATGCTGGTTTGTTACGAAGCAATAGATTCATCTCCTTAAATTCGGTGCCTGTGTAAGTTTTTATAGACATTTCATATTTATCTATTAGATGCTGGTTTTGATTTCTATATTTCCCAAATACTCTTTCAATCATTTCGGATGCATAGGGTTCTTCCATTAATCTAAAAATATAAAATAAAAATAAGATTTATAAACTATCGTTTCTCACTGCGCTATCGCTGCTATATGCTTCGCTTAAGCGCTATCGCTGCTATATGCTTCGCTACTAAGCGCTACACATCAAACATCCTTCTTGGTTGTCCCGGCGGCAGGCCATGATTGCCTCCTGGTCGTCTTTCTCTTTCTTTGTGTTTTTCATCATAGAGGGGTCAATGGTAAAGGCCATGGTCTTGGCCTTCGGG